TCAAGCAGTGAACTACCAGCAGATCCTAAGACCCCTGTGGCGCTGCTGAACATCCCTGAGTACAGATCAGCCAGCCCTGTCCTAGAGCCAAGGTCAGCCTGTATATTCGCTAACTGAGCCTCTAATTCATTCTCTGCGTGTTGCCTACGGGCTACGTCAGCCATGCTTGCGTTTGCTGATCCTGCGCTTAAGGCGGTCTGTAGTTGAGCCAAAGGTGCGTAACCTTCCTGTTGGAACATACCACCCAGTTCTGCCTGCTGCATCTGCTCTTGCTGCGCTTGACCCATTGCTGCTAACATTGCTTGGTTTTGCGCTTCCGCTTGAGCCTTAGCCATAGCAAATTGTTCTGGGGTTCCTCCGTACATATTAGTAGAGACACCTGAACGCCCTTGGTTAAACAGACGCTCTTCCAGATCCATACGTTGTCTTTCTTCTTCGGGCATCTGGGCAGCCCTCATTCTATTGTAGATGTCTGCTTCTCTGGAAGCCATGCCTCCTTCAGTTCCTATAGCGTCCGTGTAGTAACGCGAGGCACCCCCTAGTAGAAGATCCTCTAACGCCTGTTGTTCAGTGTTTAATACAAGCTTAGTTCCTCCTCGCTCGTCAGCATAAGCCGTGCCTAACTTTCCTGAGGTAACCGTGTAAGGCTCAAACTTTACCCCCGTAGGTGCAGTTACCTCAGGAATACCTGAAGTGTAAACACCGTCGTCGTCGTAAGTTCCGTAGAGGTTAGTAACTTCTGTAGGTAAAGCACCGTAGAACTCATCTGCCGTGCCTTTTAAAATGTCTGTTAATAACCCCATTAGTAGTTTCCTCCGTCGATAAGTCCTGCTGTCAGCGTACCTGTAACCGTAAGTGCAGGGGCCGTAACAACCCCAGTAAACTGAGGACTTGCTAGGTCAGATTTGGTTGCTATGGCTGTTGCTATGTTTGTAAACTCTGTGGTAAACTCTGAGCCACGGATGATTTTTGCAGGATCACCTGATTGTAGAGAGTCCTTGGCCTCAAAGTCCGTTGTTACTGTATAATTGCTCATAATGTTTTACCTATAAGTGCTAGTACGTTAATTTCTTGGAGAGACAGAGGAAATCCGTTGATGTCTGATTCCATACCTATGGTTATTATAGTTCCGTAACCTGTTGTGTTAAGCGCCCTTCTAGAAGCAAGCTCCCCACCTGTAAACTCTCCTAGGTCATACTCGTCTATTCCATAGTAAGATGGTTGTTGGTTACCTACTGTGTACTCCTGAGTTCTAAAGTCCGTAGACAAGTCGTAGGCCCACTTTACGAACAACCTCGCGCCGTTAGCGCCCACTACAGTTGGTCTCAGTTTCTTAAGTATCTTAATCTTTGAAGGATCACCAAAGGTTAGTCCGGGACTGTAGTACCTGAAGCGATACGAAGATCCGTTATCAGAGTACCCGTCATATTCTCCTACGCCGCCAGAAGATCCTATGTAAAGTGTACCGTCTTTGTTTCTCTCAAAAGACTCAAAGGTTACTGAAGGCCACCGAGTAACCCTATAAGCACCGTTCTCTAGCTTACCTTTTAAGTCAAAACAATACGTAGTATTCTGGTCAGGGAACGCTAGTAGATAGAAAGAGTTTTCAGGGCTATACACAGATGACGTAGGCGCTGTCCTATTCTCAACAGCCTCTAGAAACTCTGTCTTAATGTTTAAGCTAAGGTCTCCTATAGGCATAGACTTCTCTTGTATCGTCCTCTGGAAGCTCTTAAGGCCGCTAGTGGATAAGAAGATTACGTCAGTTCCGGTGTACTGTACAGAGTTACGACAGTCACAACCTACGCCAGAAACCGTGTCTGCTATAGACATCGCAGCTGGACTTTGGGCGTCCTTATACACTATAATGCTGTGGTTACCAAACACTATTAAGAAGTTGTTGTGTGCAGCTAAAGCTCTTATCTCATCAAACCCATCAGGCCACGCCTTAGATAAGTTTATAGAACCTGAGGAGCCTCCTGTAAAGTCTGTTCCTATAAGCAAATCAGACCAGTAAATAGTCTGACTGTCTGCTCCGTTATTAACTATCCAAAGTCTTCCGTAAGCCGCCAACGCTTCATGGCAGTAATACTTTGAGTCTGTAGAAACACCTGAGTAAGAACTAAATGTTTCAAGGCCACCTGAGTGAGTGTAAATTAACGGCTCTTGTCCTCTCTGAAAAAAGTAAGCAGCATCATTAAAGTTTACCGCCTTCCAGTTATTGCTACTGATGGAGTAACCCGATGGTGTCTCGTCAACCAGAGTCGTAGTACCTGAGAGTATCTTAGAGTTGCCAGCACTGAATAACTTTGAGTTTCCTGCATCATCAAAGAAATAGTGCATCTTATGTATATAATCAGTACCTAACAAAGAAGAATCTGAGGTTACTACGTTGTTTCCCTTACGTGCAGCGATACGTCCACGTTTATCAACAACAGCATTATCCGCAACATCAGCAAACGAAGGATCTTGCTGTAACGGAGAGTCTTCAGTGTTGACTCCTTTAAACGCAGGAGCAACTAAGTTTGTACTCTGGAGTGGTTCAGACATACACTAGCTCCTAAGGGGTATACCAGTCAGTTTCGTAAGGATGCTTCTGTGCATCTAGGGCTATAGCATCAGAAAGGTACGTAGAAGCAAGGGCAAAGTACTCAAGTGCCGTTGTTCCTCCAGACTCTCCTCGTTCACGAGTAGCTAGGGCTATTGCTAGATGTATCACAGGCATAGCAGGTATAAGTAAAACATCTGAGTCTTCGGTTAGTAAGTAAGAACGGGTGACCTCTCCTCCTGAACCTATGATGCTCCCACGTATTACACCGTTGTATCTAATGTCATATTCTTTATCAGGATTAGGGTATACATCTATCTGCGTGTCTCCATCAGAGTTTACGCCGTTATACGTGTAGTACTGAGGAGGGCCTGAAACTGGAGTTTCTACTGTGTACTTGTTATCAAACCAAGCAGAGCTACGATATTCCATAAAGACATTAGTAGTGTCGTTAATTACAGTAAGAGCCTTTGGTGAGTTTTCACTCCCTGTTAAGATATAGTTAAATATTCCCGGAGTTGTTTGTATACTCAACGTGTATCTAAGGGCTGCCCAGTCGTGAGCAGACTCTACAGATTGTTTAGCGTCGTTTACTAAATCACCTATCATTTTACTGTAGGTAGTAGAGGATACAGAAGTAACCTCCTCTTCTCGTATCCTACGTAAGACACTGTTTACTAATTCTAAGTATGTCATATTATCCTCTGCCTGTAAACAAGCCACTTAAATAGTCGGTAATTGGGAACTCTTGTCTCGCTAGTAGCTCAGGATCTCCAGTGATGCTTAGTGGTTTAAGCTGTGCGTTCCCACCACCGGAGCCACCACCACCACCCTCAGGAGGCGGAGGAGGCGGAGGAGGCGGAGGAGGCGGTCCCGGTAAGCACTCCTCAGGGTTAGCTGCGGCATACTCTGGGCAAGAGCAGTCTTTGCAGACACCCGGATCGCACTCTAAGGGATTCTCTGCTGCATACACAGGGTCATCACAAGTACCGCCAGTTGGGCCACACCCTGTCTCAGCATCAGGGAGCTCACCGCCCGGACACACTAAGCAGTCAGGGTAATCTAGAGCGCCGTTAGTACAACTAGGGCCGCACTCGTTCGGATCTTCTACAACAGTGATGCCGTCAGGGCACACTGTCCAACCACAGTCTACCTTCTCCATAAATGTCTGTGGATTATCAACGCATCCGTTACCACAATCTGTATCCTTAGGAACTAAAGGCCCGTCTTCAGTACATCGCTTGTAACCACAGGCTTCCTTCTCAGCGTCTGTCTGTGGGTTATCTACACACCCTGTAGATGGGCAGTTTCCATCAGCATCCTTCTGAGAACCATCGGGACAAAGATTTCCCGGACAGTTGCCGTCAGCATCCTTCTGAGAACCGTCGGGACAAAGGTCTTCCGGGCAGTTGCCGTCAGCGTCCCTATCAGCACCGCCGGGACAAGGATCAAAGGTACAAGGAAGAGGCTGCCCTACGTTATTAGCTCCTTCTTCGTTGCAAAGGCCTCCCGGACACTTATTGTTCTCGTCCCTTGGCTGTCCGTCTGGGCAAGGATCAAAGGTACAGGGAAGAGGTTTCCCTTGGTTATTAGCCTCAGGGTCTTGACACTCTCCCGGAGGAGTAGTACCACACTCGTGATCGGGTGGATATAGTCCCTCTTCGCCGGGACAGTTTTTCCAATCACAGGCTTCCTTCTCTGGGTCAGTCTGGGGGTTATCTACGCAACCACCAGTGGAGCCACAGGTTTCTCCCTTCTTTACGTAAGTACCATCATCACACTTTGTACCTTCGCATTCTTGGTAATTGTCTTCGTTTAGAGTGGTGCAATCTACAGAAGTATCAGGACCTTCAACATAAGTGGTCGTAGTAGCAACACACTGAGTACCATCGTCTTCGTAAGTTGTCACAGGGTCTGGTATAGGATTACCAAAAGGTATTGTCTCAGTTAAGTTAACCTCAGATGTGTAAGTTTCCTCGTTACATTCTTGAGGGGGTTCACCACACGCAGCTAAACTAGAGGCGTTGTCATACTCTGACCATTCTGGACATTCGACACATTCGCCGCCCTCGACTTCAGGGGCCTTACCGTCCCCACAGACTGTTCCATTAGGGCCAGTCTCTTGAACATAGGTGGTCGTAGTAGCAACGCACTGAGTACCGTCATCTTCATAAGTTGTCACGGGATCTGGTAAAGGATCACCAAAGGGTATTGTCTCAGTTAAGTTAACCTGAGATGTGGCAGTCTCCTCGTTACACCCTACTTCCTCAGGGGCCTTACAAGGTTCACCCGGACCTTCTGAAGTCCAGCCTTCCTCTGTACACTCGCCACAACTCTTGTCCTCGTTAAGTGTCTTACCTTGGGCTGCACAGTTGTTGGGGTCTTCCTCAGGCTCTTCGCACTCCTGACTATCAGGGTTAAGCTCAAAGTTAGGTAAGCAGCCTCCGCACTCGTAAGGTGTCTTTTGTACCTTATTCTGAGCAGCACAGTCTACCTTAGGAGGCTCCTGAGAACACTTTGATTCATCGTTGACTATCTCTCCATCCCAACATTCAATCTGAGGCTCCTCAGGGCATTCTGCTTCTGTAGCTGCTGTACTATCATCCCAGCACCTCACAGGGGCTACACACTCTCCACCGTCTCCTATAGGATTCCACGTAGGGTTTTTACATCCACCACATTCACTAGGCTTCTGTGCTGAAGGATCGCCAGATATATGTGTTTTACCTAAGGCTTCACAGTCTTGTACGGAAGGCCCCGGATTTACCCAGTCAGGGACACAGACGCCTTCAGAATCGTATGTTCCCGCCTTACCGTCTTCAGTAGTACAGGGGTCTCCTTCTTTAAAACCGGGGTCTGCCTCTTCACACTCCCTAGTTTCTTCATTCCTAACTAGCGGTGGTTCACAAGGCGGTTCCAAACCTTCCTCTTTGCACTCTCCGTTTATGAGTTCAAAGTTGTCCAAGCAACCACCACAGGAACTATCTCTGCCTGTGCCTGTGCTAGGCCTGTATACTCTGTTTTGCTCAGTGCACTCTGCTTCTGTGGGGCCGGGATCGATCCACTCTTTACAAGTACCTTCCTCGTCTACGTGTGTAGGTAAGCAATCACCACAGGAGCTATCGGTCTCTGTGGCAGCATCTCCGGGTACGTGTAGACGCCCTTCGGCTGCACACTGTTCCTCAGTCTTCCCTCCGTCAGTCCAAGGTTCTTTACAGTCAGGAGAGTCTGCTGGGAGGCTTTCGTCGTACTCACAAACATCTACACAACCTTGACCAAAATCCTTCTGTGATCCGTCTAAGCACTCACCACAAGTTCCATCGCTCTTAAGAGTCTTGTTTTGTCCTTCGCAGTCATCAGGGTCAGGGTCTACACATTCACCTATGTCCTTAACGTAACCTCCGGTTAACCCCTGTTCTTCACAGTTAACTGCGCTATTACAAAGGGCTAACTGCTGTGCGGTAGCTTGTTCTCTCCACTCTGGATTGTTACAGTTTTCTATAGGGAAGAAAGCTAAGGGGTCATCTAGTGTTACGGCATCCTTAATTTCAGTTAAGATCCAACCACTGAGTATGCTATACCCAGCGTCTATCAAGATGTTTAGGAGTCCCTGTTCAGTCTTATCCTCTAAGTCTTCCCAAGCATCCTTAATGCTATCCCAAATATCAGAGGCCCAGTCGCCAATGATGTCACTAATTGTCCTGTTCTCACACTCCTCAATCTCTGCTGGAGTCCCTGTACAGGTAGGGTTAAATATGTCTTCTAAGGTCTTCCCTGCTTCTATAGCAGCATTCTCTAAGTCGCGTACAGTTGTGTTTACATCAATAGTACCGGGTGGTAGAGGTATGGGTAATCCGGGTATCTGCCCAAGGACACTTAAGTTAGTACAATCCTTCCACCAGTCATCAGGCTTATTTGTGTTGCTCTCTTTACACTCCTCAGGCATCCCTGAGTATACAGTATCTAAAATGCCTTTAACAGCGCCTAAGGGATCTTCTATAGCTCCCTCTACCCAGTCTTCAATACCGTTGTATATTTCTTTAGCTTTATCTACAGCCTCTTGGCCGTAGTCACGCACAAGCTTCTCTTCATCTGTTAAGAAGTCATCACAGTTACTTCCGTCAGAATCCTTCTTAACAGTGTAGTTATCGCTACATAGGCCAAACTCTGTATAGTCGTCAGGCCCGTCACCAAACCAACCGTCCCTGTTGTAGTCATAGCCGTTTTCTCTAAGTACGGCGTTCTTCTCCCAGTCCTCTAGTTCGTCCCAGCCTTCTGAGTTTACAGAATCCTCATATATATCCACGTTTCTCTGTAAATCTTTTATCTGACCGATAATGGTAGGGTCATTAGGATCTACGTCAGCACCATAAACTTGTTCATATCCACCGTCGCCTCGTCGAATAACTACAGTGTCATAAACACCATCACCGTCTGTATCTATGCTATAGGTTTGAGCACTTTCAGTAGGTAACTCAAGAATGTCCCAGTTCTTTCCCGTGACGTTCTCTAGTATGTTTTCTAAAAGAGCAGCACCTTCCGTAGTGGTGTCCCATTTAACGCCGGGGTGGAAAACACCATCTTTACCCATTTTACCGTCGATTAAATCATCCACAAGCTCAGGGTCGTAACCCTCTTGTATTAAACCATTTCGTATTTCTTCCCAGCTAGAGTTCTTGTTACCTTTGTCGTCTACTCCGGGTATTAGGGTGTTCGCAGGACTAGATAACCACTCATCATACTGTTGTTCAGACCACATGTCGTCTTGAGTAGTAGGCTCACCAGAGGCTTTCCACCTATCGTACCAAGCCTGATCACCCGGATCTGCACAGCCGCTCTCTTCGCACGTATTAACGATATCCTGTTTGGTAGTGTGCCAAGTATAATACCTTTGGGTAACCGGGTTAGAGTTAATTATACCTGCGTAGTACCCATTAGGGTCACCACCGTTGTTTGCTATTATTTGATCCAGAATAGGCCCGTCGATGAGACCACTAGCAAACAGGTAGTTTACAATGTATCCGGGAGTGCCTGATATACTAGGGCGGTCAAAGGACGTTCCATAGTAACCGCTGTTTGGGTCATTACTGAGGCTTCCTAAGAATGACTCCCACGCTAACGTCCCAAGCCGTACATTATCACTATAGGCTTCTATAAAAGTATCTTTTGTAATGTAGTGATCTTGAGGGCCAGAGAAAGACATTACTTAACCCTCGCCACGCCTTTGGACTTCTCAAAGGAACGCATGGCTCCTAAGCCCAACATACCCATAAGCACCGGAAGCATCTCGCTTAAATCCAAGGACGGGAGAAAGAGATCCACACCAGATATAGTAAGGGTAAAATTCCCAAGAGGAACGCAGATAAAATTAAATGCCATTCCGCTGACACAAACCCACCCAACCGCTGGACGCCACCCAGACACGAAGAGAGAAGTGCTTTTAGCTTCTTCTTTGTTAACTTCAATCTGGGCTTTAGCCAACTCTTGAGCGTGTCTCTCAGCCATTGTAGATATTTCATGGGCAAGCCTATTCCTTTCATCTGAGTCTGGGATGAACTTATCAAGCAGGGATGTAACTGGGCCTATCAAAAGATCAAGCATTAGCGCACCATGTAAACAATGAAAGACGACAGAGCACTGACGCCTACCCAAAAGAAACGTTCACTAGTCTTGACTAGCTTAGAGTTTATGATAACGTCCTCAGAAAGCTCAATGACTTTATCTTCTTGTTCATCGAGGCGTTTCTCAAAACGTTCC